CCAGCCGCCGCCGGATCCGACGTTGGACTGGTAGATGCCGACTCCGGACTCGAACATCCCATGTCCGACGACGTCGTGCTTGTGCGGGGGCAGGTTGTCCACTGTGATCGTGATGTTGTTCTGCCCGCCCTGGGACCCCAGCGCGTAGCCGGGGCCCGCGCCGAGCAGCACACGCCCCTGGAGATCGGGCAGGGTGAACTGCCTGTCACTGGCGGGGACGCCGAGGGCGTCTGCGAGCGCCGCATAGGGGGCGCGGTCGAGGACCTGGCCCCTGCAGAACAGCCATCCTGGTGGCTCCGCGGCGCCGACGTGGGCCTGGATGGCGCCCGGCGGGGAGGGGTCGATGCCCTTTCGGGCGAGCATGACGGGCTGCTGGGGCGAGACCCCGTTGATCTGGACCGAGCAGACGGGGTACGTGGCCGTCTGCGCGCCGCTGGTGATGCGTCCGGCCGCCACCGCCGGGGCCTGGGGGGCGCCGCCCCGGACCGGCGCCCCTTTGACGACCGTGACGCGCATGGCCTCCACGCCTGTCCCGGCGTCCTTGGAGTACTGGAGGCACACGAGGTCTATCCGGTTGTCGCCGGACACGCCGGACTCGATGGTCGCTTGCTCCTGGGAGGTGACGCGCACGAGGCGCCCGTCGATGAGGAAGTCGGCGGCGGGGACGACGACCCGGTTGGCGCCGGAGAGCGCGCAGGCGGGGAACTGGCCCTGCGTGTTGGGCAGTTGGATGGCCCCCCACCCGCATAGGGCGCCCTGCCAGGCTCCGATGTCCTCGGAGGACACGTGGGGGGTGCCGGCCTTGCCTGTGACGAGGTTGATTGCCACGTGGTTTCTCCTATCGCGTGTTCTTGTTGGGGTCCCCCACGTCCGCGCTCACGGTGAGCGTGCCCGAGGCGTTGACTTTGACGATCTTCTTCACGACCCGGACAGTGGTGGTGAGCCCTGTGACGGGGTCGGACGCGGTCACCATGTCCCCCACTTCGACTGCGGCACTGGCGTCGGACAAGTCGATGTCGGCGGCAGACTTCCCAGCTTGGAGTTCCCGGAGCCGTTTCTCTGCCCCCGCGGCGAGCTCCGCCGTGGTGTCGGCGTTGGACAGCTCGTAGACGGCCTGGACCTCGTCGAGGCCCGTGAGGGTCTGGGTCCGGGAGATCCCGCCGTCGGCGTCGGCGTAGAGGTGGAGGACCTCGCGGTCTTTGAGTTCGCCCTTGCCCAGGGCGATGAGGTGGTTGACGGGGTGGTAGTCCCGGGCCGCTGTGAACCGCGTGTGCTCGCCGTCGGCTCGGATCCTGGCGCCCACCAGGACTGTGAGGTCGACGCGGTTGTGGACGCACTGGATGTCCAGTTTCGCGATGTTGACGGCGAGGAGCTTTGTCAGTCCCTCCCACAAGGTGGTGTAGCGGTCGAACTGGAACGTCGGCATCGTGACGGGCGGGAACGTGGGGACAACGGTGAACAGACCGCCCAGGCCCGCCTCGTCGAGCAGATGTTGGAGGATCTGGTACGCGGGGCCCTCTACGATCCGGTGGTCCGCGCCGGGCGGGGGTTCGATGACGCGGGTGTCGAGGATGCCGGTCCACGTGCGGCCCTTGTAGGTGAGCAGCGGGGTCTGATTGGTTTGGACGACGTCGATGATGCCGCCGTAGGCGGTTCCGTCCATCCAGATGAGGGACCCAGGGGCCAGGCGCTCGGGGGTGGTGAGCTCGAAGTTGTTCTCCGAGTCGCCGTACGCCAGGTCCAGGGTGTAGCTGGTGAGCTCGCGGATGGGCTCCTTGGTGGGTGCGGCGACGACGAGGGGAGGGGCCGCGGTCACCATAGGTGGTTCCTCCGGTAGTAGGGGTTGATGCTGACGGTGAGCTTGTCCGGGTTGTGGATCTCGTAGCGGGCGGGGGCCAGGGGCTGGAAGATGTAGGAGCCGCCGCCCATGCCCGTGCCCCGCGTGGCGGCGGAGAACACGTTCGTCGTGCTGCCCGCGACGGTGACGAGGGTGACTGTTCGATCGATGGGATTGACGTGGACGTGCCCGCCGGCGGGGATGCTGGTCCTGACCTCGTACAGGTTGCCGCCGATGCGGAGGGAGGGGTTCTGGGCGGGCCCGAAGAACCGCAGGCCGAGGAGCATCGTGTCCGCGTCGACGGAGTCGGCCTCCCAGCCGACGCTGATCGCCGTGGACGACTGCTTGTAGTCGTGGGGGTGGTCGTAGGGGTGGTCGAGGTCGGTGTCCCCGGATTCGACGAGGGACACCAGTGTGGGTTGGCACGGGCATATCCAGTAGCCGTCCAGGAGGGCGATCGTGAGTTCGGCTTCGCACATGCCCGGGGTGATGGTCCTGGCGGCCACGCGCGGGATCTGGACGCGCTGGCGCCACCCGTCGATGTCGATGACGGCGGGGGCCGTGTCGAGCTGCCTGGCGGCGGCTGCCATGAGCGCGCGCAGGCGCGCCTCCCCCTTGGGGTCGTGGGTCTTGAGGGTGAGGAGGGCCTCACGGGCGGGCCGGGACACCCCTGTCACCGCGTGGGCGGCGAGGGTGTACTCGGGGGCGTAACCGCGCAGGGCCTCGGCGGTCTCGGCGTACAGGTCCTCGTCCCCGTCGAGGGAGAAGGCCCGCGGCGCGTAGTCGTCGCCGAAGACCAGTTTGATGCTCTCCACGGGCCCTCCTGGTTATGCGGTGATGCGGTGCAGGTCCCTGGCGGACAGGACCGGCGTGTTCTCTGCGATGAACCGCGGCATGTCGCGGCGCAGCCTCCGCAGTTCCTCGACCATTTCCCCCACGGCCGGGTCGCGGGCGTCCACGGCGGCCGCGTAGTAGTCCGCTCGGGGGGCCTGGAACGCGCCCGCGAGCTGGGTGTTCCACCCGAGGACATCGCGCTGGACGTCCCGCCATCCTGCGCGCATGCTCGACTGGAGGCCCCGCATGATCGCGGTGCCCGCGGGCACCAGGAGCCTGCGGTCGTAGTCGATGGGGCCCTTGTGGTCGGCGATCCAGCTGGCGATGCCGCCGATGAACCCTGTGACGCCGTCCCATGCGGCTCTGAGGCCGCCGAGGAACCCGTCGATGATGGCTTTGCCCGCGTTGACGAGCCAGGAGCCCGCGCCGGAGAAGAACCCGAGGATACGGTCCTTGAGGCCGCTGACGACCCCGACGACCGCGCCGATCGCCGCGGAGGCGGCGCCCTTGATGCCCTCCCAGATGCTGGAGAACACGCTGGACACGGCGCTCCACGCCGCGCTCCACACGGATTGGATGACGCCCAGTGCCCCGCTGAACAGGCCGGTGATCGTGCTCCACACTCCGGATATGAACGCCGTGATGGCGTCCCACACACCTGTGAAGATCTGTTGCACACCGTCCCACGCGGCGCCCCAGTCACCTGTGAACACCCCCGTGAGGAAGGTGATGACGCCGGTGAGGACATCGACCACGCCCTGGATGACGCCGATGATCGTGAGGATGACTGGCTGGACGACGCCGAGGATGGCTTCGATCACCGCTGTCACGATGGGCACGAGCGCCGAGACGACTTCCACGATAGTGGTGATCACGGGGATGAGAGCGCCCACCAGGGTGGTGACGACCTCCATGATGGGCGGCAGCAGCTGGGCGATGGCCTCGATGATCGTGGTGATCACAGGGGCCAGGGCGTCCACCAGGGTGGTGACGACCTCCATGATCGGCGGCAGCAGCTGGGCGATGGCCTCGATGATCGTGGTGATCACAGGGACCAGGGCGCCCACCAGGGTGGTGACGACCTCCATGATCGGCGGCAGCAGCTGGGCGAACGCCTCGGCCACCTGGGGGAGGAGCCCCGCCAGTTGGGTGAACGCGGTCCCCAGGGCGGTGCCGAGGTCGGCGAACGCCGGAGCCAGGTCGGCCAGTGCCTGCCCGATGGTGTTCGCGAAGTCCGTGAACACCGGGCCCAGCTCGGATGCCATCTGCGAGAAGGCGTCGAACAGGGGCTCGAACATGGGGGCGAGTCGGTCGATGATCGGGCCCACAGCGTCCAGCAGTCCCCCCAGCGCCTGCCCGAGCGACGCCACAGCGTCCCCGACGAGGGGCGCGATCCTCTCGAGGGCGGGGCCCACCGCGTCGACCAGGTGGGAGAGCACGTCGCCGATGGCCTTCCCGACTTGGTCGAGGACGGGCATGATCTTCTCCCCGAGGCCGCTCATGGAGTCCATGAGCTTCCCCCACGCGGCTTGGCCGCTCTCGGTCTGCGTGAACCACAGTGCCAGGCCGCCTCCGATGGCGGCTACCGCGCCGACGATGGGCAGGAGGGGCCCGGACAGGCCGCCGATGGCGGGGGCGAGGCCGCCGAGGGCCTTGACGAGGCCGCCGAGGGAGGGCCCGGCCTTCCCGGCTTCGGACGCGAGCTTGCCGAGTTTGCCGCTGCTGTCCCCGATGATGCCGCCCAGGCCGCCGAGTTGGGCGGCGGCGCGGGCGAGGCCCCCGGCGTCCTTGATGAGTTCGAGGGCGCCGGTCAGGTCCTTCACGGCGCGTGTCGCCCCTCCGGCCATCGTCGTCACCCGCGACAGGCCGTCTGTGACGATGCCGATCCCGGAGGACGCGGCGCGCAGGGCGATGAGGCCTCCCGCCATCGGCACGAGCCAGTCGGCGTTGTCCACCGCGAAGCCGACGACCCGGGTGAGGGCGTCGAGCACGGCGGTGAGGGCGTCGACGAGCAGCGGCAGATGGGTGGACGCCTTGGACGCCATGCCCGCGAGGTGGCGGCCGATGAGGGAGGCCGCGCCGCCGAGGGCGTCGGCCAGTCCGGCGACGGCGTCCCGCACCTGGGGGATCCGGGCGATGAGCTCCTGGCCCAGCGGGGATGCCCTGAACGCGTCGATGAACCCCCGGACAGCGGGGATGGCGCTGGACAGGGCGCTCCCGAGCTTGGTGCCGACGGCTTCGAGTACAGGGTTCAACCGGGCGGCGAGGCCGTCGAGGATGGGGACCAGCTGGTTCGCGGCGTCGCGGATGCCGTCTTTGACAGGGGTGAGGGCCGTCGCCCCGAGGCGGGACAGTGCGGCCTTGACGTTGGCGATCGCGCCGTCGAACGTGTCCCCGGCCTTCAGGGCGGCGCCGCCGAGGCCCTCCTGCATGGCCGCGGCGAAGGTGTCGAAGTCGATCTTGCCCTTGGACACCATGTCGGACACCTCAGCGGACGTCAGCCCGAGGTGCTTGGCGAGGAGGGCGAGGACGGGGATGCCGGAGCTCATGAGCTGGAGCAGGTCGTCGCCCTGGAGTTTGCCGCGGGCGGCGACCGACCCGAAGATCGTGCCGATGTCCGCCAGGGACCGGCCGCTGATCTGCGCGGTGTCGGCCACGGTCTTGAGGACGCTGGTCATCTTCTCGCCGGAGGCCACGCCCGCGGCGGACAGGGAGGCGGCGACTCCAGCGGCGTCCCCGAGTCCGAAGGCCGTGCCCTTCACGGACGCGAGGGCGGAGTCCATGATGGAGCGCACGGAGTCGGCGTCGTGTCCCAGGCCCTTGAGCTTGGCCTGGGCGCGCTCGATCGCGAGGGCGCGGTCGAACCCGCCCTTCGCGGCGAGCCCCGCTATCCCGGCCCCGACGGCGGCGACCGCCCCGACCCCGACCTTGGCCACTGTCCCGAACACGCGGCCCGCGCGGGAGGCAAGCCCGGCGAAGCCGGTGCGGGCGCCGCCTTGGACGGACTTGTCGACGGTTCCCTCGATCTTCTTCCCGAATCCGAGGCCGGAGGGCTCGACCTGGACGTAAACGGTTCCGACGTTCTGCGCCAAGAGCGCCCCCCTTCCTTCCGCTGCTCCGGGGATTAGTCGTGGATGCCGAACAGGTCGCGTATCCGGTTGTGCGCTTCGCGGCGCTCGCGCGTCACGGGCGCGGGGGGCGCGCCCGCCAGGGGGTCGGCCCCCTGGTCGAGCCATGGCCTGTAGGACGGGTCCTGGCGGTTGAGGCGGCCCTCGGCCTGCGCCTGGTCCCACATGGCGCGCTCGGCGCCGGTGGGCGCGTACCAGGCGCCGGTCAGGGCCGCCCACGAGTGCGTGGAGTGGTCCTGCAGGATGACCCGGGTCGCCGCCCACGCGCCGCTGAAGCTGATGCGCGACCTCGCCCTGTGCCCGGACGCCTCCCACTCGCGCCACGTCAGGGGCTGCCACACGCACCCGTAGGCGCGGTGCCAGTCCGCTGTCAGCGCGGCCCTGTGCTCCTGGTGGAGCCAGATGAGGACACTGCTTTTGGGGACAGTCCGGACTGGTCGGCCCACGCCTTCACGGTGGCCATGAGGTACGCCATGGGGTTGGCCGAGGAGCGGAGCCGGTTCCAGAAATCGGGGCGCATCTCCTGGAAGTAGGCGAGGAACACAGCGGCCGCATGGGAGAGGGTCTCGTCGTCGAGGACGGGTTTCGATTTGATGAGGAGGACGACCTGCACGAGCTCCAAGGGCAAATTCGCGCTCCCGAGGTTGGGCAGGTCGAGCTTCATCCCGAGGACCTCCAGGTGGACGTCCTCGAGCTGGTCGGTGTCGTCGAGGGCCACCTCGACGGGCAGGTAGTCTGCGTCGCTCATGATGCGCTTCTCCGTTCCAGGTGGTGGTCAGTGCCCGGGGGTTCCGCCGCCGCCCTGGGGCGGTGCGGCCGTCACGTCCTCGACGAGGCCCCACAGGCTGAACATGGGCGCCCCCTTGGGTTTGCGGAGCTTGAGGGTGACGCCCATCTGCAGCAGGTTCGTGTGGTTGAGTGCGACGTCCTCGCGCTCGGAGATCTGCGCGTCGGGCGCGTAGAACACGAGGGGACGGCCCTTCTGGTCGAGGGCGGCCAGGACGACCTCCCACGCCTGCGAGTTGGCGGCGTCGTTGACGTGGACGCCGCCGTTCGCGTCGGCCTCGACACCGAAGTACGCCTCGGCCATGCCCTTCTTGCACTCGATCCCGGCGAGTTTGAGCGTCCAGTAGCCGCCGGACGTCTCCGACAGGACGATCGCGCCGTTGTGGCCCTTGAAGTCGTTGGTGTCCCCGGCCTCGGGGTGCAGGGCCGCTCCGTCCTCGCTGTTGTAGCCGACGGGTTTGACGGTGGAGGGCGGCGTCCAGGTCTTCCCCTTGGGCTTCTCGCTCTCTTGGAGGGTGCCCTTCTTGAGGAGGAAGAGCGCGTAGTCCTTGATGAGTTTGACGTTGTCGGGGTCGTGGCTCGCGGCGATGTAGTCGGTGTCCGGCACGAGGATCGTTCCTTCCAGTAACGGTACGGGTGGGGTTAGCAGGTGGTGAGGAGGAGTACCCCGTATGCGACGAGGTTCCCGTTGTCGTCGGGCACGCGCACGGGCCCGGAGTCGATGGCGGCTGAGACGACGCGCCCCGGGAGGCGGCCGGTGATCGCCGTGCACGCCCGGTCGAACAGGGCGGCGGCCGTCTCCCAGTCGGATTGGAGGGACGCGGTGATGGCGACTGCCGTGATCTGGAGGCGCACCCACCGGGTGATCGGCGTGGCCCGTCCCGCGGGCACTGGCTCGAGGACCACCTGCCGGTAGGGGGCGTCCAGGCGCGCGAGGCGGGCTCCCACGACAACGCCCTCGGGGAGGAGGGGGCGCAGGAAGTCGACGAGTTCGGCGGTGAGGCCGCTGGTGGGCGTGTGGGGCGGGGCCGCGCTCATTGGACGCCCACCTCGGCGAGGACCTGCTGGAGCTGGGCGCGGTTGCGGGCCGGGGCGATGACGACGCCGCCGTTGTGGGTCCGCCCCTGGGTCTGGCGGCGCACGGTCAAGTACCTGTGGCGGTCGCCGACAGCGCGGATGAGGGCGGCGTCGATCCGGTCCTGGATCCTCGTGGATTTGAGGACCTGGGTGGAGAACGCCTCCCGGTTGAACACGAAGCGCGTGCCGCCCATGGATCATCCTTTCTTCCAGGCGGTGGTGATGGCGTCGCCGACGTGGCCGCCCCTGTGGTTGCGCCATTCGGCGACGCCGGTGACCAGAAGCCTCGCCCCGCGCACGACGGCCACGTCCCCGGCCCGCACCCCCAGAGGCGCGGGCGAGCGCGCGTACACCGTGCAGGCGGCGCGCTCACCATGGGAGACACCGGTCGCAGGGACCGGGGCGGCCTGGGGGGCGACCAGGCAGGGCATGGTCCCCACCTCTTCGAGTACTCCATCGAGATTGGCGCGCAGGAACGTCACGAGCTCCACGCCGCTCACCCCCCGCCCCGTGGCATGACGGCGAACGCCGTCTGCCGGCCGGCGCCGAGCGACCGCTTCTCCTGGCTCGTGAGGTACATGTCCCCGTCGGGGTTGGAGAACCCCAGCTGCTGGGTGAACGGCCCGGTCGTCTCGAGCATCTGGGAGACGCCGACGGCGTCCTCGCGGGCGGTCATGGCGCGCTTGACGACCTGGCACACGACGCGGACAACGGTCTCCGCCCGGACCGCGCGGCCGCGCGCTTCGGCGCGGACCAGGTCCACGGCGTCGCCGATGAGCACTTCCGCGCGGCCCCTCTCCGTGCCCGTGAGGGGGCGCCACCGCTTCTCCAGGTCCTCGACGGCGACAACCCAGGGGGGCTCGCTCATGGGGCCCTCACTTGGACTTGAGGACGGCGAACGCCTTCGGGTCCAGGACGGCGGTCGCGTACATGCCCTGCGTGCGGTAGGCGACCTGCCCGTTGGCCTTCAGGTCCTTCCCGGTCTGGTCGGGGTCGCCGTACTCGATGACCTCGGCCGTCATGTCGCGCACCATGCCCCACCGGATCTTCGTGAAGTCCCCGGCGATGGCGAGGACCTTCGTGGCCGGGGTGATGAGGCGCCCGTTGACGGTGCCCGACGCGGCGGCGGTGATCCCGTCGAGGGCACCGGGCTGGAGGTTGACGGGGATCTCGGGGAAGAGCCGCATCCCGGTGCCGTCGGCGCGGACCTTGCGCAGCTGCGCGGCCCACGTCTTCGACAGGGCGATCCCGTTGAAGTCGAACTCGTCGGAGACCGCATCGACGAGGGCGTCGAGGTCGTCGACGGGCTTGCCCGTGGAGGTCACCGCCGTCGCCGCGCCGGTGAGCGCGGTGTACCCGGTGAGCGCGGTCTTCTTCTTGGGGTCCCACGCGTGGTAGACGATGTAGTCGAGGACGCGGCCGAGCGCGGCGGCCTGGTCCGCCTGGATCGCGGTGACGATCTGCAGTTGGTCGTCCTCGTCGGCCCACTTGAGCTCTTCGGAGACGCGCGTGGTGGTCACGACCTTGGAGCGCTTGCCGACGACGACGTTGGGGGCCTCCTCGTAGGAGCTCTTCTGCTCCCCCTCGGCGACCACTTCGGCTTCGGCGCTCCCGTTGAAGACCAGGTGGTCCTTGTCGAGGAACAGCTGGGGCTCGGCCATGGACAGGGCCCCGATGGTGGAGGTGTCCTTGGCTTTGGCCATGATGACGGCCGCGACCTCTTTGGGGAGCGCGACCTTGGTGGTGGTGAGGGCCATTACTTGTCCTTCCTGCGGTGTGTGGGGGTCAGTCGCGGCCGAGGAGGCGGCGCACGAACTCGCGCTGCGGATCGGCGGGCTGGCTGGGGGTCTTGTGGGCTTCGCGCACGCGCGCGCCCTTGGGCTTGGGGTCGAGGACGTCCTTGAGGAGCAGGGCGTGGGCGCGGGCCTCGTCGGCCGTGGCGCCGCGGATGAGGTCGGCGGGGACCCCGGTCTCGTCGGCGACCTCCTGGATCATCCGCGCGGCCTCGTCCGCAGCCTCCCTGGCGGTGGCGGCGGCCTTCAGGTCGTTGATGCGGGCCTCGAGGCCGCTGATGGTCTTGGCGGACTTCTTGGCGCGCCCCTCCCACCGGCGGGCGTTGGCCAGCAGCGCCTGGTACCGCTCGCCGCCGTCGCCAGCCGCGGCGTTGGGGGCGGTGTCCGGGGCGCGGTCCTCCGCGCCGTCCTGGGTGTTGTCGGTGTTGTCGGTGACGCCCAT